ACATCTGGCGCTGCGGTAACAATAACTTTACCTGCCTCTCCATCTATAGGTGCTCAAGTAAAGATTATTGATTCACATGGCACAGCAGCTACAAACAATATTACTGTTGGAAGAAACAGTCAAAAGATTCAAGGGACTGCAGCAGATTTAACAATTTCAACTAACCGAGCAGGCATAGCATTGGTGTTTTATGACAGTGACAATGGTTGGTTATTAAAGTATAACGATTAATTATGGCTAACTTACAAGATATAGTAAACAGAAGTGAAGTAGGCGCAATCAAGCCTTGGACAAAAGCTGCGGCTCCAGCAGGTTATTTATTATGTGATGGCAGTGCCGTATCAAGAAGTACATATGCGGATTTATTTGCTGTAATTGCCTCAACTTATGGAAACGGTGATGGTTCAACAACTTTTAACGTTCCTAACTTACAAGGTAAAATGCCACAAGGGTATGATGGTAATACATATAACTTAGCTGGTACAGGCGGTGCAAATACAGTGACAGTTGCTGTAACTAACAACCAAGCAGTCACAGTTACTGGTAATATAAGTAACACCTCTCTTACAACTGCACAATTATCTTCACATAATCACAATACAAATTATCCCAATCCATTTTATACTAACGGAGCCGACAATGAACAAGCTGGTGTCACAAGAGGAGCAAATACAGATGCTACCTCAAATTTAGCCATGAATAACGCTGGATCAGGAACGGGTCATAATCACGCACACACTTTGTCTGGAACACTGACTGGAACAGTGACGGGTTCAGGAACTAATTCTTTTTCACCTTTTGTAGTTGTAAACTATATTATAAAACATTAAGGATAATCTATGGCTGATCAAATAGTAATTTCAAATAATGATAGTATAAAAGTTGATGATTCATTTCATATTGAATGGGCCGACAAAGGTAAAAATTGGGTAGATGGTTGGTGTCCAAACAATTATCATTATGTTATTTGGAACAATTTAGCAGGACAAAATGAAATACAATTAAAAGATCCGAGCACTGGTATGATGACAGGTAGCACAATTCTTAGTGCCACATCTGATGCAGTAGGATCAACCACGATTGCTGATTTATTAACTTGGGCTGAGGTAAGAAAATTACAAATTGAAGAAGCAGTAACTGAATACCGTACAGCCGAGGCAGCCGAATTTAAAACTCAATTAGATGCTTGGTTAGCTGCAGATTCTAACAACACAGAGGATAATTTTTCTTTTTCTTGGTCAAAAACTTGGCAAGATTACGATCCAAATCATTCTTAATTACTAAAATAATTATTTAAAATTTTTTTTTGCCCAAAACATTTTTTTATATCTGTCCACCCACTCGCTTCTTAACATTGATAAAACTTTGTTATGTGCTTTTTCAAAATAAAAACCACTCCACATTTTCCATGACTCACGTTTAAAGGGTATAACTTGAACCATTGGCTCGCCTTTTTTTATTAAAAATTGTTCATTTCTTTTGTGTAAAATAAAAGGAAAATTTATTATGTTAATATAAGTATCTGTATCAACAACACCTGGTATAATTTCAAAACGACTTTCTATCCTATTCATCGGTTTTACAAATAAACAACTGTATCCAGGTGGTGTTTTAATTAACCATTTGTTGATAAATTTACCTGCATTCTCACCCGTAGTTTTTTGCCATTCGTTAGGTAGTTGTCTTTGATGGTGATATCCAACATCCTGCTGTTCTTTATTAGCTGGTGTTATGACAAAATCATTTTCAACAGGATCAACGAGATAATCTTGATCGAAAGAAATAATATAGCCCATGGTTAATGAATCTAAAAAAGGAATACAGGTTTTCACTGTCGGATTATGAAAATCATTATTTTTAAATCTTTTTAATTTTTTATATTCATCTGGAATAACTCTTGAAGCAGGTTCAGGATGTGGCCATATGTCAACCATATCTTTGTTACTTGCACAAAATATAATTTTTTTATTTAACATTATATTTTTTGTATAAAATTAAAAGACATAGACCTTCTAATTTCACCTTTTATCTTTGTTTTAAAAGGCATAACACAATGTTGATGGCCTGCTTCAAATATATAAAAATGACCTATTTTAGGTTTCATCCATGTCATGTTTGTACCATTGACATCTGTAAAACCTAATTGACCATCTCTAAATTTATGAGGGTCTTTAACATCATTAATAAATTCTGGGACTTTTAAAAACATTACGCTAGACCAACCAGTGTTATCATGGTGAGTGTGAGGAGGATTGTATTCTCCTTCTTTCATATCATTTATCCAACAACTTAATATTTCTAATTCTTTAGGTCCCTTAAATAAATTTACTTTATCTAATGTTTCAATATAATCATGCATACAGTCTACTATATGTTTAGATATTTCTGTTTTCCCTATAAGATGTGTAAACTCTTTTTCAGAATCTAATCTACCAGCTAATCTTGGACCAAACGATTTAAGTTCTTTTCTATGTTTTTCATATTTAGTATTTAAATCATCAATAGCCTCCAAAGGCATATCATATCTTTTTACTATTCTGCCAAATACGTTTGTTTGCGCTTTCATTCTTTTTTCTGTCCCTTTCATAACATGAATTACGTGTCAAGAAAACAATTTATAAAAGATTGCTTGATATATTTTGTACACATGTTTAAATTAGATCTCACCCAAAAATTATAAATCAAGGAGATATTATGGAAAATCAAGAAGTATTGAAGGCTATAGCTACCCTTGCTGATAAGGTGAGTCGTTACCACGAACGTTTATTAGCAGTGGAAAGAGAAAATGAAAGACTACAAAAAGAATTATTAAATCACAAAGAAATCCCTCACATACATACAATTCAAGGTAAACCACATAGCTCTGATGCAACAGTTATGGTGACTGGTTTAGACTCTGATATGGAGTGTGAAGCCTGTAGTGCTTAGGGTAAATATAAAAAATTAATATCAGATCTTTCTAGTGTATTTAAAGCATCTTGTTTTGTTTCAACTAAAGATTCACCCCCTAAATTAAAAGAAGTATTAAATAATATAGGGACATTTGTTTTTTTATAAAATAATTCTATTAACTCATAAAAGTTTTTGTTTTGTGTTTTAGTTAAAGTTTGAATTCTACAAGTGCCATCAACATGAGTAATGCATGGTATAATTTTTTTCTTATCTTCTTTAACAGGTATTGCATAAGACATATAAGGAGACTCTTTAATAGTTCCCATTTCAAACCAATCTTTCGCATGATCAAGTAATACTGTTCCTGCAAATGGCCTAAACCATTCTCTTTTCTTTATTTTATTAACAATATCTTTTCCGTTTTTGTTTCTGGGATCAAATAATAAAGATCTATTACCCAAGGCTCTTGGGCCGTATTCAGAACTATCTTGAAAAATTGCAACTATTTCTTGTTGTAGTATTTTGTTTATTGCTATTTCTTTATCTGTAATGATCATACCAAACCGCAGCTCCTAATGACGTTCCTCCATCATGTGGACAAGGATCAATAAAAAAATTAACGTTTTTAAAATATTCAGTGTATTTAAAATTATTAACACAGTTTAATGCATACCCACCTGATAAAACAACATTTCTGGTATCACAATGTGTTAAAGCTTTTTCTATTAAATTAATTGTAAAATCTTTAGTTGCTTCTTGAACTTGTTTAGCAAGATCTTCATCTCTTTCACCTGAATTGTTTCCGTAAGAAGATAACCCCATAGCTTTTCCTGGTTCAGCTACCCAAACAGTGCGTGTATCATCGGTTATTTTTGTACGCATATTAATGGTTGTACATAGGTGATTAAATAACAAACCAGGTGTATAGTCACTTGTTAATCTATACAAAGATTTATTATCTCCTTCAAAAAAATTATCAAGAATACTGTCATTGTTTGAATTATTTTTTAAATTTTCTATGATTTTAACAAATTTTTTTTTATTTTTAAAATTACTACAAAGAGGGGAATGTCTTGTGCAGCTGTAAGTTTTAAAAACTTTTAATATTTTTTTACGAGTTAGATAATAAATACTGTCTGTTTCTGTGTATGTAATTTTATTTTTTAAATTAGCTCCTCCACCATCCATAATTATACAAACGGCTTTATCAAAAGGTGATATATGAAAACCAGAACAAGCATGATAAAGATGATGTTCAAACTTATTATAAATAAAATTTTTTATTTTATGTTTTTCACATATGTTTTCTATTATTTTTTCGTTGTCATCATCCTCTTTTCCATAAAATGAAAAAACAAAATTATCATTAAAATTTTTTATTTTTTTAAAAGATAAATAATTAAAATTTTCCTTAGTAGGTTCCCAATGCTTTTTTTTATTAAAACGACTTTCTTCAAAAAATTCAACACTGTCTTCTTTTTTAATGCATATCGAAGCGTCGTGTGAGATATTTACGCCAACTGTCATTATTTATTTTGGCGTTTCTCCTAACATGTCTGCTAAAGAAGGAGCAAATACTTTTACATCTCTTCTAATTTTTTCAGCAGTTGTAGATGTTCCTGGGTTATCAATATCAGCTTGAGCTTCTTCTTCTGAATTATACTCAACACCTGTATCTACGTTTGTAAGTGTTGTCTCAGTCTTTACTTTATAATGTGGAATTTTTCTTCCATCTTCAGTAGTAATGTGACCTAATAATTCAGCAGGTTCAACTATCGGCATTTTCGTTTCTCCAATTTATGTTAAAACTAATAATAACTCTATCATCATTAGAACTATTTGTTTGTACTTCATGTTGTAACCATGAAGGAAAAAAAATCAAGGAATTTTCAACAGGTTCCCATTGTACGCTGTGAGCGAGGTGTATAGAGGCTT